GTTCCTTCCTGTAAGCCACTAAATCTGCTAATAAGCTTTCTCCTGCTCCTTCACTCCGAAGACCTTCAAGAATCGCTGCTGCGTGCAGAGCTGGGTTGGTCAAGAACGGCACGTGATCCCCGTCGTATATCTGCTTGTTCCAGAGTATCTTCGAGTAATCTCTTGTGACGACCCAGTTGTTCCCGTCGTTGAAGCACCACTTGCTGCAGAAATCAAAGTCCCAATACTCTCGAGTATATATCTCATACTTGTCGATGCACTGCCCGAGTCCGTATTGCGGAAGTTGTTTGTTCGGAACGAAGACTTCTTTCAACGAATCTTTGATTGATGGAACCAATTCATTGGCGACGAACATGACACTATCGTCTCCTGCTGCCATTGCATGTACATTATTATTTGGCAACCATGGATCTGGAATGGATTTAAGCCAGCAAACGTACCACATGTAGGACAGCGATCTCATTGTGTTGCCCAGTGTAGTCATCGTTGGATGACCCGAGAATGTCGTGCCCGTTAGAGTAAGAGCTATCGCGTCGTTCACTCTCCTCTTGAAAAATTTCGAGAACTCTTTACAATCTCTCGAATTGTCGATGAAGTTTGATATCCCTTCTAATCTCAAAAACCATCGGGATTCAAACGTTGTCCAAGTGTGCCGCAAACCTCTCTTGATGTCGACAACTTTCTTTTCATCTTTGATCATCTTCCATTTCAGCAGAGCCTTTATGATTTTGTCTTCGAATGCATCATAAACTCCCTTGTCCACGATCTGTTGTAGTTCGACATGCTGATTGGAGTCGAATCCTGATCCGTCAAAGCTCATCGCTTTGGTCCCTTTGAGGTCCATGTGTTCCGTGTCCTTGCTTATCTTGACGCTGTAATCATGACACGAGACTCCATGAACGAATCCTGGTATTATCTCCTTCAGGATCGGGAATACAAGCACCGCTTGAATGTACGTCGCGAGTCCGCAGAGTTGTTCGCTTGGGTTTGAAATCCCTCTTGATCTCTCTGAAACATTCTGGACGAAGTATGATTCTACATTCACTCCATCTGTCGAGTACTCTTCTCCGGACTTGATGAAAACTTCAAAAGCTCCTCTATAATTCTCGATTCTCGGATCTTCAATGTGCTTCCAGATTCCCAATTGATACTTCAGTTTCTTTTCGTCCTCCCACGTGGAATGTGAGTTGACCCAATCAACTGGATCTACAAAAGGTATCTTTGCCAAATCGAAGTCTTCAACTCTCTGATTCAAATATTCGAAGAACTTATCCATCATCAACTTGAAGTTTCGAAGGTGTCCTGGATTCGGTGAATTGGTGCTACCAAGCTGCCGGCCAAATGCTGCCTGGATTTTATTCAACTCATTCTTCGAGTCACACTCCCACGTTTTCTGTTCGCATCCGTTCTTCCAGATCTCAAAGCCGCTTCGAACTGCTGGTTTGCTTCTTGGGTGGGTATCGTCCACTTGCGAAGTTTTCCAGTTTGTCCATTCAACTAGAGCTTGACGGATTTGTGGGTAGCGCGGATTGTTTGCAGCTTTCAATACTCGATGTTCTTCCGGTATGTCGTTCGCGTTGAATTTTTTGAGGTGATACGTCTTCTCAGTATCGCCCATCCACCCTTCTGGTAGGGTCTCTTTTTTCTCTTTCTTGATGTCTGGGTCCTTCATTTGCTCTCTAACATAGCCCATCTGATCTGTTTTGTAGAGCATAGCAAACTCTCTCTGCGCGGCTTCTGTCTGGTCTATCTCTCCAAAGATCCTCTT